TCCTTTATGAGATTGGCGGCATGACGCTGGAAAACCAGAAGGAGCTGCTTGAGCCGCTCTTGAAAAACCGGGTGATACAGCGGGTGGTTTATTCGGGAAATAAGAGTTTGCACTGTGTCATTGAAGTTGAGGACGAACCTGACGCTTCAGAGAATGACGAAATGTACAAATGGCTGTGGAGAGCAATGGCCTGGAAATACTTCAAAGACGGGCGATTCCGGGATGTGTCGTTGCCTATGAAGATAGACAACACCTTCCTGGAAGTGGTGGACAACCGCTGCGGGCATCCGTCCCGGACAACGAGATCGCCGTTTGCCATCCGGAAGGATGAAGGCACGGGCTTCCGGCCAGTGGAACAGAAGCTGCTTTACTTTGAAGATGTCCGCCTGGACAGCGGCTGGCGGAAGGTGTACCGGCAGATGAAGGCGCGGGAAGAGGCTGAGCGAGAGCGGATGCGGCGTTATGCGCATCGCAATGCCTGGCAGAACCGGGGACAGGGAAAGAAGGTTCCGAAATCTGAGGCAGCCCGGCGCTTTTTGGCCGGGGACATGAGTGACGGCTGGAAGCACTCAAGTATGGGGAGCGCTATAGCAAGCCTGAAAGCCTGCGGGTACAGCCGGGATGAAGTTGCCGGGATATTCCAGCCGTACAAGAAGGAGCTGCGGGTTTTTGCCATGCGCTGCTATGACCACTTTGAAAAGAGGGATCGAAAGTGACTAAATTATTAGACAGCCAAATTAATGAGGATTTTTTTTGTTTAGCCCACAACAGCATACCAGGGAATTGTTTTCAGTTCGCTGATGATGGGCTTACACATCATGATGGATGTACTAATCTCCGCCACAAATGGCCAACACCGGAGCAATTCCGCGAGGAATGGGGAGAGGATTACCCGGATGATAGTGCAGTGTATTTCTTTGATATAACCGATGACGATGGTGTTGTATTTCCTGATTGGCAGATAGGGAAATATAAATATTACAAAAAATTGCCACCTTATGCTTTAGTTGTCTGCGCCTGTACTCCCTGGGGAAAGCCCCCCGCTAATTGGAGGCCCGCATGACCCAGGAGCAAGTAAAAGAAAACCTGCTTAAACTGCACGACTGCGCCGAGGACTTTACACTTATCTTCACCGGGAAGAAGGGCCGCGCGAACGGAACATACAATTATGTCACTAGAGAAATAAATATAAACAACCGCAACTTTGAAGTTGGCGAAATAGGTGACAATCTTTTGTTTTACACGGCGATGCACGAGCTGGCGCACCATGTAGCGATGACAGAGCGTAACGAGGTAGGACGGCGAAGCCATACGAAGCTGTTTTACTCAATCCTTGACGATTTAACAGATAAGGCGGAAGCCCTGGGGGTGTACCGATACGATGCCGTCCCGGAGATAAAAACGCTGAGTGAAGAGGCTGTCGTAATAAGCGCCGAAATCGCTGCCTTATACCGGAAGCTGGGTGTTGTGCTGAATAAACTTCATTCGGCCTGTATGCGAAACGGGGTGCGGTATGAGGACGTACTGAAGCGGAAAGTTAAACTGTCTGACCGTATGGAAAAGAAGCTGGGTAAGATGGCTGCCCTTCAATTCCCGGAGGGTATCGGATTTGAGATGCAGGAAACAATCGCCAGCGCGAAAAGCGATGAACAACGGGAGGCTATGCGCGCAGCCGCGGATGAGGGCAAGAGCGTTGCCCAGGTGAAGCAGGCCGGGGCCGTGCAGAAGAAAGATCCACCGGATGAGGCTGAATCGCTTTTGAAAGAGAAAGGGCAGATTGAAAAAACGATTGCGAATTTGGAAAAACGCCTTGAAAACATTATCAGCCGCATAGAAAAACTTGGCGAAAGAGGGGGATAGCATGGTGGATATGTTAAAACGCCTGCCGACCGGTACTGGAAAGGCGGTTAATAAAAAACAGATGCAGGATTTTATAAAGGAACTGCTTTTCGAGAAGAGCCCTGATGATGTGGCGGATTTGCTGCAGAATAGCTGCGCCGCCCTTCCATCCGCATCGGCGGTTATTGTCCAGATGTTGAGCGAGGCGGGCAAGAGCGGGGATTTTTCCAAGCTCAAGCCGATGTTGGACTTCGCCTTTGACGGGAACCTGAAGGTAAAAAAATGATCCAGCGCTTGTTAGTGCCGCTTACCTGCGGGAACTGCGGAAACACGTATTCCGAAACGGGTTATTGGCAAGATGCGATTTACTGCCCCGCCTGTAGTGTCTCTATGCAGAGGCAGGAGGACGAGCGGAAAAGGGAACTTGTCCGCAGGGCCGCGGAGATAGCGGAGAAATACGGGCTTGACCTTGACAAGTACCCCGATGAAATTCCGGAAGAGATACGGCGGGAGCTTAATCCGAAAAACGCTGGCCGCAAGACGGTTAAATACGATAGCGCCTATTGCGAGCTATTAATAGAGCAAGCGGCGGAGGGCAAAAGCGAAGCGGAATTTGCCGCGGGGATAAAGGTAACCCAGGCATTGTTACAGTACTGGACGGCGCATCATACCAAATTCAAGAAAGCCAGGGAGATCGCCAACGAACTGCGGGAAGCATGGTTTGAGAAGCATTACCGGTTCGGGATGCTTCAGAAGATTTCCTGTGTACCGAGCATGATGATCCGCTTTGCCTCGGCGAAGTACGGCTGGGGAGACAAGAGCGAGCAGGTTCTTTCCGGTGGCGGAAGCGAGATACCGGTGGTAAAGATTGTGGAACGTGATGCGGGCTTCCCCTCTGAGACACTTGATCCTACCAAGGAACAGATGCAGGCGGCCGGGCTGGAAGGACAGGCCGTATGAAAAAAGAAGTGATCGGTTCAAGCGAACTGTACCATGGCGATTGCATGGAACTCATGGCAACATTGGCAGATAAAAGCATAGACTTTGCTATTGTCGATCCTCCCTATGGCATAGGTGAGGACTGGAGAAAAAACCCGCACAGCCCATTTTATCGACACAAAACATCGTATGGCAATCAAAAAATATCCGCTGAATTCTTTGAAGAATTATTTCGCGTTTCAAAGGATCAAGTAATCTTCGGTGCAAATTACTATACAAAATTTTTGGAAGAAAGAAATTCATGGATAGTATGGGACAAGTCGCCGCCAGGAGGACGATTATTTAATTCTGACTGTGAACTAGCATGGACTTCCTTTAATAAAAAAATGAAGATAGCTCGCTTTGTTTGGAATGGCTTTTATGCGTGTGAGTTACGTTACGGCAAACACCCCCATGAAAAACCTGTAAAGCTTTACTCATGGATTTTATCCAACTACGCAAAACCGGGAATGAAAATATTAGACACTCATCTAGGAAGCGGTTCAAGTGCCATCGCCTGTAATGAGATGGGTTTCCCATTGGTAGCGTGTGAAATTGAAGCAGGTTATTTTGCTACGGCTTGCAAGCGGGTAAGACTGGCTGCAGCGCAAGGCATGTTTGAATTTGAAAGCGAAGGGGCTGCCGTATGAACTTCCTCTGGGCCCCCTATCCGCGGCAAGCCCGCGCGATGCGCTGCGATGCCGACCAGATATTCTACGGCGGCGCTGCCGGCGGCGGGAAAACCGATTGTTCCCTGGCGTTCAATATACGCGGCGTGATGGACTGGGGCAAGGCCTGGCGGGGGATTATTTTCCGCAAGACGTATCCACAGCTTGAGGAAGTCATCAGGAGAGGCCGGGAGCTTTTCGCGCCAATGGGCGCAAAGTACAGCGATTCAAAGCATATTTTCCGCTTCCCCAACGGGGCTGAGGTGAGGCTTGCCAACCTTGAACGCGATACGGATGTGGAACGGTATCAGGGCCACCAGTACACGCTCATCGTGTTTGACGAGCTGGGCAACTGGCGCACGGATTACTGCTGGACGTACATGACTTCCCGGAATCGCAGCCCCGCGGGAGTGCCCTGCCAGATGCTGGGGACGGGAAATCCGGGCGGGGCCGGCCACGCGTGGATCAAAAACATGTTTGTTGACGGGTTTAAAACAGATGTGAAATACAACATCCCTGTGGCGTACGACAAAGAGGCCGGAAAATGGGAGTACATTAGCCGCTGCTTCATACCATCCCGCCTGGAGGATAACCCCAAGCTGATTGAAAAAGATCCAAAGTATAAGATCCGCCTGTTGAGCCTGCCGGGACACCTGAAGCGGGCGTTATATGATGGGGACTGGGACGTGTTCGGCGGGCAGGTGTTTGATGAATGGCGCAGGGAAAAGCACGTTATACAGCCCTTCGCGATGAGTCAGGACGGCTGGCGGCGGTTCTATGTGCTGGACTGGGGCTTTGCCCAACCCTACGCGATTGTGAAGCTGGCGGTCAACTACGATGGCAAGGTTATCCAGTACGGGGAACTGTACGGATGCCTGCGGGGGGAGGTGAACAAGGGGACAAAAGAAAGCAGCAAGGATGTAGCAAAGAAGGCATGGGATCACGCGGTTGCTGAAGGCGTGACAAATCTCGTAGCGGATCCTGCCTGCTGGAATAAGCAGGACAGTTTTCCCGCGCCGATAACGGCGTTCCAGGATGTTGGGTTCAAGTGCATCAAGGCGAACAACGACCGCAAGAGCGGATTACAGCAAGTTCACAATTTCATGAAACAAAACGACGAGAACGGGCAGCCGATGTACCAGGTGTTCAGCACCTGCTATCAGACGATACGGACGCTGCCATCGCTGATGCCAGATCCCCACGACATGGAGGACGTTGACAGCAAGATGGAAGATCACCTGTACGACGCGATACGGTACGGCCTTATGAGCCGGTATGCAAGCAACCCTGGAAGATACCTGGGACAGCAACGCGCGGGCAGCACTGGAGAGTACAGCCCGATGGAAGATTGGTAGAGATGACAGTCCGGAGAGACGGACACATACGGAGCGGCCCAGTTTGGGGCAGGTGGTTCCTCACCTCCTTATTCCACCTGCGGCGGATCAAACCGCCCCGTTCCATAGGAGCGTTGCTCCTTAGTCTAAGATGTGGCGTATAGTATGGTGCATCCTGGGCGGGCTCCGTAGGAGAAAGCCCAGGAACTTATCAGGAGGAGGAGAGTTTTGATAATAGACCAAAGTCTATCAGACAAAGAAAAGGCGGAAAAGCTCTGCCGGGAGCTGGATCGGCTGAAAAAAGAGCGGAGCGCTTTTGAGGGTACTTGGAAGGAAGCCCAGGAGCTGGTATCCAGCATCATACTTTCCTTCGAGGTGACGGAGGGTAATGCTACCAAGGGGTACAACTTGCCCAAGCGGATAACCAACCGGCCCGCGAACTTTCAGGAAACGCTTGTCGCGGGACTGTGCGGCTATGCGGTGAACCCGAACCTTACCTGGATGAAGCTTGGGCTCTCCGATCAGGAAATCATGAGAGCCCACGGGGTGAAGGACTGGCTGGAAGAAGTTGAGCTCGCTGAGTATGAGGAGTTTGACAATCTTAACTTCTATCCTGAGATGAAAATTGTTGTTGACCAGGCAACGATCTTTGGCCTGGGCATCATGTACATCGAGGAAGATATCGTAAATGTCCAGGCCAGGTTCCGGCAGATAGACGTGACTGAAGTATACCTGGACACCAACGAGTACAACGAGTATGAGACGGTGTTCCGGCGCTTTTTTATGACTGTTGAAAACGCGGTAAGCCGCTTCTCTCTTGAAAGAATGCACCAAAGCATACGGGAGCGGTGGGGCATACCTAATAGCGAGGAAAAGACCAGGGAAATAGAAATACTCCATGCGGTGTTCCGGCGTAAAAACAGGAAAGGCATGTCAGATCGGAGTACCGAAAAGCCCGTTGCCAGTTTTGTCGTGGATGTGGCAAACAGGCACGTTATTGAGGAATCGGGGTATGACAGCTTCCCCTACGCGATATTCGCCTGGGACAGGATCGGCGGGATGAAATACCCGATAAGCCCGGCGATAAAGGCAATTAACGATGTGAAGCTCCTGCACAAAACCGAGGATACCCGCCTGACGTTGGCGCAAATGTCCGCAAAGCAGCCGGTAGCGCTGCCTGAGACGATGCGTACAGCGAGTGAAATCTTTGGCAAGGACGGATATTTAAGGCCCGGCGCGCTGCTTTACTACGACAAAGCCGCGGGAGAGGGCACGCCTGCGGCGGTAAACATCGGGGGGAACTATCCTATCACCCTGGACATCACCCAGCAGATGGCGGAGAACATCAAGGACTGGTTTTTCGTTGACTTTTTCCTGATGCTGCAACGGCAAAATGTCGGGCAGATGACGGCCACCGCTGTTCAGGCCCTCCAGGGGGAGAAAGCGGCCGTTATGACCAACATGATCGTGAACCTCAAGAAAGCGCTTCAGGTGGTGGTGCAGCGGACGTACGACATTATGGCCCGGCAGGGCAGGATTCCGGAATTGCCGCCGGCGCTGCTTCGCGGCGGCGAGGGATACCGGATGAAGTTCACCTTTGCCAGCGTCCTTTCCCAGATACAGCAGTCAGCTCTGCGTTTCCAGGGCGCAGTTCAGTTTATGCCGATGGCCAAAGCTGTGGCCCAATTGGGGCAAGTGTACGCGCCCGCGCTTGACGCGCTTGATCGCTTTGACTTTGACGTGATTTTACAGAACGAGGCCAGGGCGGCGAGCATGCCGGAGACGGCCATCCGGGAGGATGAGGACGTACAGGCGATGCAGGCACAGCGGGCTGAGGTTGAGGCAGCGCACATGCAGGCGGCGCAGCAGGCACAGGAGCAAGCGCTCATGGCACAGAACTACAACAAGCTCAATGAGCCGCCTGTGCCGGGCAGCCCCGCTGAGGCGCTTTTTGAACAGGGAGTAGCGTGATGGATAAAGCCGGCTCTTTGGAAGACATTCTTGGTGTGCTGGAAAGCCTGGCAGAAAAAGCTGGCGCTATTCTTTTTCAGGTGGAAGGGCTTGCGGGTGAAATAAGGGAAGTGCTTGACACCAAGGTTGATGCGGCGGGACTGGCGGAACTGGCGCTGGAAGATGAGCGGGCTCAAGAGCTTCCGGATACAGATGCCGCGGGCACGGCAGAGCAAGTGCGAGAAGGCGGAGAGCACCGCACTTTTGACATTGCCAAAGAAGCAGCCGAAGCAGAGGCAAGACTGAGAAAACAGTGCGGCTGGGATAAGCAAGACAAGCAAGCCGGGGAACAGCAAGAGCTGGATATTTGGTGAGGAGGCATTATGAGTGATTTAATAGCGATCCTTGAGCAGGAGATACCGGAGTCGTGTGATAAATGCTTGCTGTGTTTTGAGGGTATATGCATCCCTGATGATAGAGTGGTAGCAAATTGTACAGATCGCCGCGGCGAGTACTGCCCATTAAGGATAGTGCCGCGTGATAAAAAAAAGGAAGGCCATTAATGAAAATTTCAAAATTCCGCATGTTTGAAAACAACAAGAAAGATGTTACCGGAACGCCGGGAGGGATAAACGACATCAAAGGCGTGATGCAGAGGGTATTCACCAGTCAGGACGGACAGCAGCTCTTGCGCTATCTCCTTTTTGATTGGGGTTTTTTCTCTATCTGCACCACGCCGGAACAGCAGGCTATGCGGAACTATGCCACAAAATTCCTGAATGAGATGGGGAACGTGTTTGACGTTGAAGTTTCCGCGGAAATAAAAATCACGGAAAAATAATTTTTTTTAGAGAAAACTCTTGACAAATTTTTTACGGAGGTATTAGTATGAGCGTACAAGCATCAATGAGCGGGGGTCCAAACTCCGCTGTCACCAGCGGGCAACCCGCTGGTGAGCAATCGGGACCCGGCGCTTCCCAAAGGGTAACCGGTTCCGGCAACGGAACGGCAGGCCAACCAGAGGGAGGGACAGCAACCGGTAACCAGACTTCGGGGGGAGACAGCCCTCCAAACGTAGGACTTGCCAAAGTCTTCCAAGGGGGACCGGAGGCAGGCGCGGAAAGGGTAACCGGCGCAGGTGACGCGGAAAGCGTTCCAGGCGCGGCAGGCCAACCAGACCCAGCCGGACAGCCGAAGGGAAACCCTAGACCAAACCAATCCAACGACAATTTACCACAATGGACTCAGCAGCTTCCGAAGAAGATGACCTCCGATCCAGAATCGGTGGCCAGGCTTCAGGCGTTCAAGAGCCTGGACGATCTTGTCCAGGCAGTTCTTGACGGAGGGCCGCAACTCGCCTTGCCAGGGGAAAACTCTACCCCGCAGGAGATCCAGGCATTCTACGAACGCTTGGGCAAGCCCAGGGAAGCTGTGTCCTACTCGTTCGCAAAAGGTGAGCCCGCCTTCGCGCAGGCCGCTTTTAACGCGAACCTGACAAGCGCCCAGGCTGACGCGCTGTATGCCGCCAGCCGGGCGCAGTTGGATGACATGCGTAACGGGATTCAGCAGTCCCTTGCTCAGGACTTCCAGGCAACCGATGTATTGCTCCAGAAAGAATACGGAGAGAAATACGAGGAAGCCATAGCCCTGATGCAACGGGGACTTGGGAATAACCCCTCAACGGGGAAGCTCTCGTCTATTGCTCAATCCTTAATGGACGCAGGTCTGGCGGGCAAACCAGAAATTGTCCGGGCGTTTATTGAGCTGGGCCGCGCCACAAGCGAAGGTACGGCCGCGGGCGGAATCTCAAAAGGGACTCTGCCCGAATCAGTATTGCAAGGACGGGGGTTTGCATACAAAGAAGAATACACAAGGAGATAAGCGTAAATGGCAATAAAGAATCTTGTTGACCAGATGACGGCGTTGGAGGTTGCCCGGAGATCGAGCAACCCCGATGCTTTCACTATCATCGAAACAATGGCCATGACCAACAGTATGCTCACCGAGCTGCCGGCGATCATGGCGAATGACGGAGCGGTGCATACGACCCTTCAGCGGCGGAGCTACCCTGGCGGAGAACACCGCATCTACAACCGTGGTGTCGGAAGAAGGTCTAGCCAGACTGAGCCCATCCGCAACTGGATAGCGATGCTTGAGGCATTTAGCGATGTGGATATGGCCCTGGCAAAGCACAGCGGAAACCCCAGCGCGCTTTTCCAGAGCGAGGCATCGGCTTTTCTGTCAGGCATGGGTATCGACCAGGCAGACGATCTTGTTTATGGCAACCATAGCCAAAATCCGGCGGAGATAGACGGCCTTGCTATCAGGTATCCAAGGCTGGGAAAGCACTGTATAAACTTTGGCGGTACAGGGCATGAGCTGACAAGCATATACCTTGTAGCCGCAGGGCAGCACGCATGCCATCTCATCTATCCGAAGGGTTCCTCCTCAGTTGGCGTAGAGCGCAATGACTTGGGAGTAGACCGCGTAGAGGATTCCGAAGGAAAGTCCTTCATGGCTCATACGGATCACTTCAAGGCCGAGTACGGGATCGCCATCGCGCATCCGGACGCGGTTATCCGTATCGCCAATATCCCCATCGACCTTACCGCTGACCAGCGCAAGGATCTCATAGAGCTGATTCTCCGTTACCAGAAGCGGCTTACCAAGGGTGTTGTAAATACCATCCTTTTTGCCAATGAGGATATTGTCTACCAGGTCGAACGGGCAGGACGGGAAGCGCAGTATGTGGTGTTCCCCGAGTCCGATGTCTGGGGGAAGCCCGTCAGCAGCATAAACGGGCTCAGGCTCCGTCAGCAGGACGCTATCCTGTCTACGGAAGACGAAGTAGTCGCGGCGTAAGGGAGGGAAGAAACGATGTCAAATCTTATTTATGATGCGGCGCTATCCTTCGGGACGCTGAGCGCAATTGCAGCCGGGCAATTTCCAAACGTGCTTAATCTGGGCAAGCCGCCGGGCAGCACTGACCACTACCCGGGCAGACAGCAAACGAACGCCGATCGCATGACAGCGGATGTGTGCTGCAACGAGCCCGAGGGAGGCACAGGCTTGACTGTGCTCGTGCAGGGCAGCATGGACGGATCTACCGGCTGGAGCATTGTCGGCAGGAAGACCTTCACTCTCGCTGATATGCAGACAGGGCCGTGCCAAGTGGCAATAAGCCCGAATAATTACCAGTACCTGCGGGTTTCCCTGGAAGTAACCGGAACCTTTTCCGGTACTGCCGAAGCTTTTCTGAACACCTACGCGGGTAAATAGGGGGACGGCTCATGGAAGAAAAGAAAACGCAAGAAGCGGAAAAGAAAAAGACCACCCCCGATGAAGGCAAGTCCTTCGAGAAGGATACGGTTTTCGTATGCGTTCAGGACTGCTATCAACAGGGGATACGTTACCGTCAAGGCATGGAGATAACGGGGAAAAAATGCCCCGCTCACTTTATTGTAAAGTCCCAGGCTGAAGAGCAGAAGAAGGAAAAATGAACCTGGACTTCGCGCTGGTAAACCGTGCCCTGCTGAATATCGGCCAGGCACAGATCACCGAGACCGACAAGCAGGCGGGGAACGAAGCCTGGCGTACCGCCAAGGACTACTACCTGACCACCATGCTTGAGGCCCTCTCTCAGGTGGAGTGGACTGGCGCGAAGCGCCGCCGGGAACTTTGCCCGGCAAAGATGCCTCATAAAAGGCATGCGGACTTCGCTTGCACCTACGACTTGCCCATAGACTGTGCAAAACCCATTGAGCTTGACGAACATGAGTATTTCGAGGTGGAGGCGAATCTGCTTTATACCAATGTATCCCCTGCGCGGCTTTTGTATGTGAGTAACGGCA